GGCGCACAGGCATTGGCCAAGGCCAAAGAGACCGCCAAGCTTTGCGACAAGCTGCTGGCCAGTTACACCGGCGGCTATCTGGGCATCTGGCCGGTGACCCTGACGGCGGACGGCTGGGCCGACTGCACCGACGTACCCGGCTACGCCTACAAGCAGACGGCAGAGCTGCGGGCAGCGAGAGAGGCAAACGTCCCCTCCGCCGTACCCACCCCGGAGACCTTCACCGTGGCGGTGGCGGCGGGGCTTGCAGGCGTCTGCGAGACCGGGGCGGGTACTGTCACCTTCTGGGCCGAGAAGGTCCCGGAGGGGGACATCCAGATGCAGGTGGAGCTGCTGGGACCCTCGGCCTCGACCGCTGACACCGGAGAGGACACCCTGGGCGACACCGTCCTCGAAGACACGACTTTGTAACGGAGGTACACCATGAAGTATGTGAAACAGCATTTCGTCACCGGCATGAAGGTCAGCCTGCCGGAGGTGCTCAACCGGATGGAGGACGGCATCGCCGCCGCCTGCGGCGCGGCGGTGGAGGGCATCGGCAGCGTGACCACCGGCAACACACCCGCCGCCGGCATCCGGGACGGCAAGCTCTGCCTGACTCTGCCCAAGGGCGAGCAGGGGCAGCAGGGCGCAAAGGGCGACCCCGGCGAGGGCCTGAGTGACAACGCCAAGGCCCTGCTGCTCTCCCTGTTGGCCGGGGAGACCGAGGATAGGGGTGCCGCCCTCAAGGCCCTCCGGGAGGAGTGGGGCCTCGCCGAGCCGGACGACACCACCCTCGAGGCCGCAGAGGCCGCAGACGCGGCAGAGGAGGCGTGAGTATGGCGCTGGGAAGTGTCAGCATTATCCCCTACACCCGTGCCGATGTGGAGAAGATGCTCAAGCGAGCGATGTACAGTGAAGGAAAGCTGGTATTTACCGGCATTCTTAGCCCACAGTGGAAATACGGAGCTTCCATCTCCATTCCGGAAGAGGTGGACTATGTTGTCGTGGGTGGCCTGAAGCTGGCGCGGGGCGGGTCTGGTAAAGCCAGCGGACACCCTGACGGCCATGAGAGCGTCACTTCGTATACCACAATAAGCTTTTCCTCTAACACACTATCCGCAGGCGGCTACTGGCCAAACGACGGCACCTATATGACCCTCAACGTCGAGGGCTACCACTACTACTGACCCCGCCGCAACAAAAAAGCAGCCCCCGGGTGGGGGCTGCGGGAGTGGTTATTTGTCCCTGTAGTGGGAGCCGCACTGGACGATCTTGACCACGCTGCCATCAATGCGGTAGACGATCCGGTTTGCATCGTCGATGCGGCGGCTCCAATAGCTGGCCAGATCACCGCTGAGGCGCTCGGGCTTGCCGATGCCCTCATAGCCGTTGCGGTCGATGTCCTTCAGAAGCTGTAGGATCCGCTTGAGCATCCTGCGGTCCTGGGTGGTCCAGTATTCAAAATCTTCCCACGCTTCTTCTGTCCATGCCTTAATCATCGAACTTGACCTCGTGGATGGTGCCGCCGGTGGCCTCCATCTCAGCGATGGACTTACGCAGCCGGGCCTGATTCTGTTCCGAATAGAACGGGTCTACTGAAAGCTCGAAAGGCAGGCGCTGCTCCCGGGTCATCTTTTTAGCCAGCATAGTAACGGCGGTGGACATGGACATCCCCAGCTCGTTGCAGATGTGGTCGAAACTGTTTTTCAGATCGTTATCCATGCGGATGCTTACAGTGGTCTGTGCCATAGTATCACGCTCCTTCTGAATACAATGTAGCACATTTGCAATACAATGTCAACGGATAGAAAAAAGAAAGGTCGTGTTCTCTATCGCTATCAAAGAATATTCCATGTCCCGGGACTCCACCCGGCAGCTCTCGCCCAGCTTCAAGGTGCGGGAGTTCGGCTGCAAGGGCAGCGACGTCGTGCTCCTCGACGAGGAGCTGGTGGTGCTGCTCCAGTGCATCCGGGAGCACTTCGGAAAGCCGGTACATATCACCAGCGGCTACCGCACCGCCGCCCACAACGCTGCCGTGGGCGGCAGCAAGTCCAGCCAGCACCTGCTGGGCCGGGCGGCAGACTTCTACGTTGAGGGCGTGGACGTGGCCACCGTGGCCGCTTACGCCGAGGCCCTGCTTCCCGGGCGCGGCGGCATCGGGCGGTATCCGAAGGACGCAAAGCACCCAACCCGCAAGACCGGCTGGGTGCATATCGATACCCGGGCGAATAAGAGCCGGTGGAGTATGTAAAGGAGTGAAGAAAATGAAGGATACCATTTGCACCGTCATCGGCCTCATCGGCGGGGCCATTGCCGCCTTGTTCGGTGGCTGGGACACTGCCCTGCAGACGCTGGTCATCTTTATGGCCATCGACTACATCACCGGTCTGGTGGTGGCGGGCGTGTTCCACGCCAGCCCCAAGACCAAGACCGGCGCGCTGGAAAGCAAGGCTGGCTGGAAGGGCCTCATCCGCAAGGGCGAGACGCTGCTCATCGTTCTGGTGGCCTGCCAGCTGGATGCCGTCATCGGCGGCAGCTTCGTCCGCGACGCAGCGATCATCGGCTTTTCGGCCAACGAGGCCATCTCCATCGTCGAGAATGCCGGCCTGATGGGTCTGCCCATCCCCGCAGCCATCACCAAGGCCATCGACATCCTCAAGCAGCGGGCCGAGACGCCCGAGAAAGGCAAGGACTGATATGAAAAAGAAGATCTCCGCCGGCACCCTGACCCGCACTGCTGTGCTGGGCCTCGCCCTGGCAAATCAGCTGCTCAGCGCAGCGGGTAAGCCTTTGCTTCCCATCGAGAGCGCCCAGCTCGAACAGATGATCTCCACCGGGTTTACCGTCGGCGCTGCGCTGGCCGCATGGTGGAAGAACAACAGTTTTACCGCCGCCGCCATCGAAGGTGATAAGCGGATGAACAGCCTGAAGAATCAGGTTCACTGAATGAAAGGAGTAACCGAATATGAATGAGTTTACGAGAAGCCTGCTGTACGTCGCCCTGCTGGTCTGCGTCCCCATCGTGACCGCCTGCATCCAGAAAGGCATTGCCAGTTGCCGTTGATGCAATCAACGCCCAGACTCAGAACATCAAGGCGCAGCGGCTCGTCCGGGAAATCAGCGATGCCGTTGCCAATGCCGTGGCCGCGATGAACCAGAGATACGTCAACGACCTCAAAGCCGCCGGGACGTTCAATGAGGCGGAGCAGAAGGAAGCCCTGATGCGGGCCGTGTCTGCTACCCTGAAAAGCATGAGCAGCGACGCGTAGGACTACATCAAGAGCAACTTCGGCGATACGACCCAGTACCTCGAAAATCGTATTGAGGCCCAGATCGACGCCAACCACGTCGCCGCCAAGCAGGCCGCTGCCAAGGCTACGCTGAATCTGGGCTGAGTCAGCGCAAAGTCAGCGTAAAATGAAAAAATCCCCCGTATTTGACCCATAATAAGGCAAATATGGGGGATTTTTTGTTGTTAGTGTCTAAAATATGTGCTATAATAATCTTGAAAGCACCATAGTATATCGGTATAATTATAGAACTGTTAAGTCGGTGGCGTGTATGAAGAATGTAACCCTGCTTGAGCGGCAATTGCAGAATGCGATATCTGCTAAAGCGCATATCCCGGTTTTCTTTCCGGATGGAAAATCCTGTATATTTTATGGAAATCAGCAGGTGTTGACAGTCGATACGGTCTCCGAACTCATCGCGGGGCTTTTTCTTACCGTTCACAGCAACAGCCTGCTTTCATCAATTATAATTGCATTTCCGAACGGCGTGTTCGACGAAAAATTCACATACGTTTTGTTAGAGTGTTACCTAGAACATATTATTGCTGACCACGGTATATCTGTACGATTGCTTTACAATAAGAAAGAAACGAATATTTTTACCGATGGCATCGGGCAGTCGCCCCTATGTGCCCTAGAGAAATCCACACAGTCTAGCATGGATTTTGTCCGTCAATTTAGATTTGACGTTGGCAAGAATTACTATCGTAAGCTTTTTTTAGCAAATGAAAATTCTGACGAAACATTGTCGTCGGCAATTACAACGTTGTGTTTGTTCTTTGAGGGGCTTGGAATTACAAAGACTCGCAGCGACTTGCTTTCTGAAGTTGCTGTAGAACTTGTTGGAAATGCGCTTGAGCATAGTTGCTCAGATTGTTTTCTTGATATTGATGTGACGCCACGCGACTATGTTCGCCGGAATAATCCAAATGGACCAAAGTATTACGGCGTAAATATTTGCGTTGTTAATTTTTCGCCGACCTTGCTTTCGTCTCAAATACAATCAAAGCTATGTGTCAACCCCGAGTTGCGCGATAAGAGTGACAGCGCCCGGTATTGGCGATTGCGTAAAATCTATATGTATCACAGACGGTTTTTCAGGGAAGACTATGGCGATGACGAATTTTTCATGTTAAGCGCTTTCCAAGATCGCATATCCGGCAGACCGAACGAATATCTTACCGGCGGAACCGGACTTCCGACCTTGATAAAATGGCTTGAGACTCAGGCCGATAGCAACAACTGTTATGTGCTTTCGGGACGACGAAAGATGCAATTCTTACAGCCGCTTTTGGAGTATGATGCAGAACATTGGATTGGAATGAATCAGGAGCATGACTTCCAGCATTGTGCTCCGGATAAGAATGTTTTTTTGCCATTTCCGATATATTTTCCCGGAACCGCATATAACCTGAATTTCGTGATGGAGACGGAGGAATGACTATGATTGAACAAAGGATTGCTCTTGAGATAAAGGATAAGAGTTTGACAAAGCTCGCTGGAAATAGCTACGGTCGAAAACTGTTCAATGAACAAGTCAATGGAAAAATCGACCTTGAACAGCCGTTTGTAATTGAATTTCCGGAGCAAATCGATTATCTGGCATCTTCGTTCATTCAGGGCTTTTTTGGGAAAATCTATACTGAAATCGGGCGGGAAGGAATGGAAAAGAACTTCGATATTATTGCTCCCAAAATCGACAGTCCCAAAAGAGCCGTTCTTAATCGATTGATGCTTATGTAA